AGCATTAGCTATTACATCAGCCGTAGCCGTAATACTTGCACTAGCACCAACAACTAAACCACCATTGGCTACTACTGTTGCATCACCAGTAATTGCACCACTACCAAACTGAACCCTGATAGCGTCAGCAGTTACAGTTGCGTTACCAGTTACAGAAGCTACTGCATTTGCTACGATTCCACCAAGAGCCGTAACAGTTGCGTTTCCAGTTATATCTGCAATACCAAACTGGACACGAGTTCCATTGGCAGTTACATCAGCATTAGCGGTAATACTTCCACTAGCAAACTGAACACGAGTAGCATCTGCGGTAACAGTAGCATTACCATCAATAGCACCAGAGCCAAACTGCACCCTAGTTGCATCACAGGTAACACTAGCAGAGCAATCAATGCTTGCACTAGCAAACTGAACAAGAGTTCCACTTGCCGTTACTGTCGCTGTACCATCTACCGCCCCACTACCACTCTGAACCCTGATAGCATCTGCTGTAACGCTTGCAGACGCAGTTACAGACCCATAGGCATCCCATAGGGTTACTGAGGTTGTATAAAGTGGACTATCGAGTGTGAGTGTTAAGTCATCAATGCTAGACTTTAGATTGTCTAGCGAGTCAATCGTCCATGGAGGCAGTAAGTCAGCCATCTCACGCTAAAGTAACGCTCAATGAACCAGAGGCAATGCGGAACACGTCACCAGTTGCAATCGTTTTAGAAGCATCTAGTGGTGAGTGATACAGCAAGTTACCTGTAGTCAAAGCATCACGAATTCCAATGTGTGTGATTGTTCCCCACGCACCGCCAGCTTGAGGAAACTCAATAGCAGCAGAGTTGGTAGAAGCACCATTGGAAGGCGCACCAAAAGTAATAGACTGACGAGCATAGCTAGTGCCAGAACATTCAGTTCCAGTATCAGCGTCTGTTGGGTCAGTTGTATAAAGTGCCAAGTACACAGTCGTAGGTGCTGTGTAAGCAGTTGCTCTCAACGTAACATTGATAAGAGCATTTTCCAAGTAGTTAGACATTTCAGCCATGATTTCACCTTGCAGTTAATTTAATTGACAGGGGTACACCAGAATACTGAGTGTTTTCATCAGACCTAGTGAGAGAAGAAATTGCTCTGTCATACATAGAACCCCATGTATTGATACGAGCATCATTCATTAAGTAAGGCTCTGCTTCAACCAATGCGCCATATAGCAAGCCATCAGGTGCTGTATTCAGAAATACGTTAGATGTGTTACTGCTAGACAGATATGGAGGCGCAGAATAATAAAGCATCTTTAACGTATAGATGCCATCAGGTGCAGGTGCTACTTGAAACTCACTTGCTAAAATTGTGTAACTCTTAGGAACGCCAACTTCTGAAGTTCTTGGGTCATTAGATAACGATGATGGGCTGGAGTAACTCAATGGTTGAATTGGGTTAGTCATCACCACAAAGTCACGAATCTCTAAGAAGTCGCTAGGCAGTTCTACAGTTGCATCACCAGAGACTGTGCTAGTTGTTACAGACTTGAGCATCTGACGAATACGCAGTTCTCTACGCAAACGATTCTCAGCCAAAGTAATAAAGTCTGGAATGATGCTTGTCAGGTCAGACCTAGCCAAGTAATTAGCTATTGAAGTCTGTAAATCAGAGTAGGTAGCAAAACTCATACAACTCCTGTCCTAGTGCGCCATGCACGATTCATTGGGTCATTTAACCAAGCAGCAAAACGCTTGTCATCCAGAACAGCAAAGCCACGCATGATTCCAGCTTTATTCAAGTCATCAATGACTGTCATAGGGATACTTGCCACCTTATGGCCAAACAATTGGTCAGACCATCTTGCTTTCTCGTCATACGAGTTATATTCTTTTTTATTCTGCTCAACAATGTCAGACACATCTTGACGAGTCTGAATAACGATACCGCCATCTCCATCAGCATGAACAGCAGTTTGTCTAAAGTTGTTAGGGTTTTGCATAGCCTAATTCTATCAGTTTGAGTAGAAAAGAAAATGCCCCAGATGTTTAAGTCTGAGGCATTTTTCGAGGTTACCTTAGATTAAGGTGTAATGTCAGCAATGATGCCGTGAGCAGCTTCGTTACGAACTTCCAAGGTGTACTCAGCCAACAACTGTGTAGATTCGTTGTCACCAGTTACAGCCAACTCATTGGTCTGGAAAGGACGCAAGTAAGCGATAGCAGCCATGTCGGGGTCAAGCACAAATGCTGTCTCATCGCATGAGTTGGTAGATGTCATAAAGCGGTTGGGAACAATTGAGATTGCACCGAAATCGCTCAAATAAACGTCCGCAGCCGACACGATAGTTGTAGGCGCATTTGAGGGGGCCATGAAACGCTGTGCAGCAATACCAGCAAAAGCAGAAACAGCTTGCTTGTGTGCAGGGTTAACCATCAACACTTTAGGATTGCCACCAGAGGCATACACCTCTTTAACAACAGTTTGCAAAATTGCTTCTGTGAAAGTGCGGTTTGTGCCGTTTACACGAGCAGTTGTACCCAAAGAGCCAGCAACACCATTTGTACCAAAGTCGCCATTGGTAGCCAACCATGCTTGCAGACCACCCAATTTACGAGCAGTTGTAGAGTTTCCGTTAGCAGCAACTTGGTTGCTCAACAATGAAGTCTCCATGTCCCTCTTAATTTCGCTAGAAGCCTTAGCGAGTTGGTAACTTTTTTCAGATTTTCTACCTGCTTTGTCAACAGCTTGCAAAGTGCCAGAAATCTTGACTGTCTTCTGTGCAATTTGGCAACGATTGCCAATACGAGTAGTAGGAGACATAGTAGCATCAGATGCCGTGTCGCCTTCAACTGCAAAGTTTGACAAGCTGGCAGCAGCCAACGAGTCAGTCTGCCACTCATGCAAAACAGCAGTAGCTTTTGTCTTACCAATGGAAGACATAAAAGGTGTGTCTGTTGGTGAAATCGAGTAGATAACATCCGAGAGGTCTTCACGCATACCGATTGAGGTATATGTTTGATAGGTAGCCATAATTTAATACTCCAAAATTTATAAAAATCGTTCAAATGCTTTGGCAGCGTCTGAGACTTTTCCTGTCTCACGCAACCTCTGCATAACCTGTTTGTCTTGTGAAGACCTAGCTTGGGGAACTGAAGTACCACTACGCATCATCTTAGGGGCAGCCATGAGTTTTTTATTCAACTCAGGTTTGCTCTTTTGAAGTTGCTCATACTTCATTGCCTTATACAAGGTCTGCACAGCACGAGAGTCATACACGGAACTGAGTTCTTGGTCAGTCCAACCAACAGACTTCGCATAGTCACGGATTTGTTTCCGAACCGCATCACCCTGTGGTGTAGCTAACTCAGGAATCAGACTAACTAGCTTCTCAGATTCTGTTCGTAAGTGCGCTTGCAGTTGGGATTGTTGCTCTGCTTGTTGCTGTTGGGCAATGCGTTGCTGTTCATTCCTCACTACTGCTAACTGCTTCTCACGCTGACTCTGTTCAGCTACCGCTACCGCATAACCGATAGGGTCTGTTTCCTTTAAAACTTCTAAGTCCACACCCTGATGCTGCTGCGTAAGGAAGCTATCCAACGCTTGCAACTTCTGGGCGTATGCCTGTCGCTCTTGTTTAACATACTCTAAGTGACTACGTTCAGCTTCAATCGCTTTACGTTGTTCAGCTAGAGCCTGAGACTTCTTTGTGTAGTCCGTACCTTGTTGATAACCTTTGATAAGTTCGTCAAGTTCTACCTCAACTTCCTCACCAGATGCCTTGACTTTATATCTAGGCTTTGGCTCATCAGATTCCTCTGAATACTCAACTTCGTCAGCTTCTCGTTGGTACTCTGGTTGAACCTCGGCTTGGCTGTTGTCAGCTTCCTCAGAATCACCCATCATGCTTTCAAACGCTGATGCGGCTTGGTTTACATCTAGGCTTTCACTCCCATTAGGGTTGGTGTTTTCCATTTGTCATCTCAATAATCGCCAGAAACCTTCTGGACGGAGGGTAGCTTTTAGGCTACAGAATTTTCCACTTCTTCTCTTTAATTACAGTTTCCGAGGCTAAACCTTCTAGGTGTCCTGTAATCAGTTCTAATGTCTTAATGTGCCGATAAGCGTCTTCACGCCTATCAGATTCTTCTGCACTTGTGTTAATTATCACACTAATCTGCTGTTTTTTCAAGTTATCTATGACTTCTTTGAAAAAGTCATCATTTAGTAAGTTTTTAGCCCATTGAGCCAAGATGTGTTTATCGTTATTCTGCAAGGATGCCCCTAGTTGTAAAGTAATCTACGTTTCCTTTTCCACCACCGCCACTAGAAAGATAGTCTCTCAAAATATCATTTACATCTGCTGCGCTTCTATCAATGGCATTACCATAATTGCTTGCACCCAGTAGCCCTAAATCACTAACAGAACCAGTTGGTGCAGATAACAATCCACTACCAATAGTTCCCAATGACTGACCAGTTAATGCGCTAGATATTGCATTTAATGCGCCAACAGTAGGATTAGCTAACCCTGCCAAAGCATCAATTAACTGTCTATTGTTACCAGTAACCGCACCAATCGCAGCGTTTACCATGCCACCAGCAGGGCCAGCCGCCAACAATGCTATTTTGGTTGCCAAGTTAAAAGCATCTGATTCGCTCTTAATGTCACTAGCAGAACCAATAAGATTTAGAGCAATACCTGCTTTTGCTAGGTCAGAACTACCTGCCAACGTACCAAGTGCGGTTACCAAAGAACCAGTTTTTGTTACGTCACCTGCTGTAACACCACCAGTTGTATCTCCTACTTTAGTAAAGTCATTGTTATAAACAAGAGTTTTACTTAAATCTTGACCACCACCTAACCCTGTATTTGCAGTATTTGCACCAAGGTTAATAACGCCAGAATCTACACTTGCTAACGCATCAGGATTCTTAACTGCTGTCATAGGTGTAGGCAGAACTCTAGGTTGCGCTTGTAGCAACGAGCCATAAGCAATTCTTGGTTGGTCAGGCAACTGAGTACCAATCATGTCTAGCAATGAAGTCGTAGGCGCAAACTGAGTCTGTGGACGATACTGGCTCTGTATGCCAGAAACAATGTCCTGATATGAAGCAGCCTGTGGATTACTACCACCTACTAAGCTACGCAGTTCTTGGTAGTTCATGGTTATTTGCCAATCATACCTAAGATGTTATTTAAGGATGTAGGCGCAACATTATTTTGCATGGTGTTTAATCCTAAATTTGCATCTGCTGGCAAACCTTGAATCATGTTAACAATGCTCTGAGTCGTAGGACGCTGATTTATCAAGCCTTGAGCCAAACGCTTGGATTCGCCAAACGCAGGGAACAACTCACGCATCTGACCAGCAACAATCGGCTGTTGGTTAAGGTTCGCAGGATTAAAGTTAAATGGTGAAGTTTGTGTTTTAGCCAAAGTGTTAATCTTTTGATTAGCGTCAGTCATGTAAGACTTATCGTAAACACTTTGACCAAACTGAAATGGTACTTTATTAGCCGTAGCCAATGCGCCAACAGAGAAGTTAGCAGGTAAACGTCCACCATTCTCAGCAGCTATCTTATCTACCAAGGCTTGAACACCTGTAGAGTTAGATTGTGCTTGAGCAAGCGTTTTACCCACACCCAACTGGAAGCCATAGTTAGGGTCTAACGCTGCTACCGCTTGTGGTGTACCAAATGCTTTATAAACATCATCCATTGATTGAGCAGTAGCCAATGAACCAGTTAGGTTCTTGTACTCAGTAGCTGTTAGCGCACCAGTATTCAACGCTAGGTTAATAGCTGATTGTGCTTGCTCACCAGTTAGCGTATTAACGCCATCTTTAACAACCAACTTACCATTTTCAAATGAAGTGGTAATAGGTCTTTGCGTAACAGGGCTAATAAACTGGACGCTATTACCTTGGACATTCTGAGAAATGTTAGGAACTGTTCCGTCTAGTTTGTAAGTCTGTGTCGTAGGGTCATACACACCATAAGGATTGACATTGGCATAACGCCCTGCAAATGGGTCACTTTCTAGCGCAGCAACATTGGCAGACAAGTTCTTTGCAGTACCTAAAACACTCGCATTGAATGGGTCATAGCCCAACTTAGCCATTTCAGAGACATATTCTGTCTGTGTAGGGTTTCTACCTAGTGCGCTACGATAGCCAGAAATAACGCTCTGCGTATCGTAGTTATAGCCTTCTGTGCTGTAGTTCAGAACACCAGTACCAGTTCCAGAATCACCGCCACCAGTTAAATATTTAACAGCTTCAGCATTTTCTGCTGCTGTGGCATCACGACCAAACTGAGTGTTATATGCGTTATCAATAACGCTTTTTAAAACAGTAGCGTCTGATTGAAGTGGCTTTCCTACGTTAGTTGCGTACTGATTAACTGCACTAACATCAACGCCTAAAACACGGCTAAGTTGGTCTGCTGAAACAGCATTTGCATTTGCTTCGTTTGCAATAGCCGTGTAAAGAGCATCACCACTTAAACCTTTAAACTGATTAGCAATGTAATCTTTAACTGTTTGGTCTGAATAATAAACTGGTGCTGTAGCCATGTTTAACCTCTAATCTCTACGTTGGATGTAATGCCAGCACCAATCTTCATTGCTTTCAATTGGGCTTCAGCCTCAAACTCTTGTTGCTTCAATGCAAAGTAAGCCTGTTGTTTCTCACGCTCTAATTGCAACTTAGCCATCTCTTTCTCACGCATCAATTGCATTTCAAGAGCAGCCTTCTGTTGTGCCATCTGCATATCAATCTGCATCTGCTGTTGTTGCATCTGCAAGTCAGCTTGTGCTTTAGCTTGGTTGGCTTGTATCTCAGCCTGAGTTTTAGCCATCAATGCCTGTAATTCTGGGGGCATCTGTTGCTCTTGTGGAGGAGGATTACTCAACGCTTGGTCTTGCTCTGGCGTAATCGCTTTGTAGAACTCAGCAGAATCCTTAAACCCTGCAATCTCAACCATGCGTCCCAATGTGCCACGATACTGAGCAGGGGAAACATAAGGATTAGCAGGGCCATACTGCCCAATTAGCTGTTCCTGTTTAGCAAGAACCATAGACAACATAGCCATTTGCTCTTGACGATTGCCAGCACCTAAACCTACGTTGATAGAAACATCGTATTGGTTAGCCCATGTACGAGGGTCAAACTCTACGAATTCTCCTCTCATACGCACTACACGAGCCTTGTCCTGATACTTGCACAATAGATGCAAAATGCCCTTAAACAAAGACTTAACGCCTGTCTCAGCAAAGATTCGAGCAATCAGTTCAATCTTACCTGCGCCAGCTTGTTGCATAGAGGCTACCGCAGCAGCAGTTACGTTCTGCAAGATAGATGGGTCTAAACCCTGTGAAGCATCAGATACACCTGTACGCTTAGACTGAACTGTATCCAAATACTGAAGCATTGGGAAAGCCTGATTAGCCACGTTCTGAACAACTAACTGTTGGACAGCATTAGGAGACTTGGCACGAATAACACCACCTGCTGTAGAGGTTAGCAAGTCATCAAGGTTTACTTGACCCTCCACCGCAACCACACGAGCATTGTTTGTCAGATATAAGTTATCTAACATCTGACGAGTAATAGTGGTCTTGATTAACTGTAGGTCAACTGTTCTGTCAGCCAACGAGTTACCAAAGAACTTATGCGGAATTGGAATAGGACAGCATGAGTGGAAAGGAACATAGTCCACTTCCTCAACCATCTCCTTACCCTTGGCATCCTCTAAGATTTCATTAGAAGCGTAGAACACTTGAACCAATGAAGCAATACCTTTGCCATCTACGTCAGTTTTGACATAACACTCAAAAACTTCAATCTCTTGCATTGAGGGGTCATCTGTCTGAACTTGGTAAGGTTGCTCACCTGCTGCGTAACGAGCCACACGCTCTGGTGTGTACGCTAAAGCATCACCCATCTGTAAGCCTTCAATCTGCTTCTTGTTAAACCCCATAGCAACTAAGGTGCTACGAGTCAACATCTGCCTGTGGGCTACGAAAGGTGAATCAGCAATGGTTCTAGCCTTCTTGCTAATCAGGAATTCTTCGGGAGGTACGTTCTCAATCGTCACCTTGCCTGACTTCTTCTTTTGTTGGACAACTACATTGTGTGTAGCACCCATCACAGGCATACCCATCGGGTCTATAACTGGCTGTCCCATCGGGTCAAATATTGGAAACTCTGTCGTATCTTGCTCGACAATCTCCATAGTCTCATCGCTCATCAGCATTGCTAACTCATCGTTAGACAAGTCAAAGTAACGCTCTTTGGTAATGTCTTCTTTATCTTCCCAATACGCTTTTACGATGCCGTTCTTCTGTAAAAGAGCATCCTTAAACCAATCGTGCAGAATGGCTACGCCTTCGTTGTCTCTGTTAAACACCCAATTGCAATAATCTGTCGCCTGTTTTGCCGAGGCTTCGTCTTTTGGGCCTTGTGGCTCAAAGACTACGATATTGTCTGAGCCTGTAAAGATACGAACTAAGCTAGGCAGCGCACCATCTATCGCTTCTGCCACTTCTCCTGTAACGATTTGAGACTTACCCTCAACTTCATTACCATAGGGCTGTCTGAGATACGCTTCCAAAGCCAGTTTGCGTTGTTCAACAGTTTCGCTCTCGATAAATCCAATAGCGTCATCAATCTCTGCCTGTAGTATTGACTTCAAGTCGTTCTGTTCCATGCTTGTCCTTTGGAGGGCGACCCATTCGGGGTTTGTCCAATTGTAATGCTTTTACCACATTTTCCAACATTTCAAGACGCTTTTCAAGTTCTTTTACTTTAGGTGCTAGATTTACACCCTGCATTTGTACATACATCAGACAATCCATTTCGGAGTTTGGTTAATTGGTTTAGACCACGTTGAATGTCCTTCATCCAATCCAAGGGCTAAATAACGGAAAGAATCAGAGCCATGACTAGACCAATCGTGTAATGGTCTTTCATAAAATATCTTACGCTTCTCATCGTAATCTCTGCGGTAGTTTCTCAAGCAGTTCAACCCTGTTTGCACTTTAGGAACATTAAACCAACACCTTGGCAATAGTCGCCTTACCGCTTGGATGCCATCATCTAGTCCCATCCTTGGGGCTATCTTGACCTCTAGTCCTGATTCCTCAAGCATTTCCATTCTGCTCTTACCAGTTCCAAGTTCCCTAACCCTAACGTCATGGGGCAGAATATGCTCTGCTTTGAGATAGTCGTTGTCCTTAATCCACTTAACGTAGTGGTCTAGTCCAACGCCATGATTCTCGTAGTAGTCAATCAGGCGCACCTCAGTACCTACTAACTGAGCGACCCAGATAGATGTAGAGTCACCCATTCCCAAGTCCCAAGCAGTAAAAGTTCTGCTCAGTTCCTCTCTGGGAATTTCCTGCATATGCTTCTTTTCTTCTAGTTCATTAAGGATTTGCCCATAGTAAGAGCCTTCTACAGCAGCGTCAAAGCTACACTCAAACTCTTGGCGGTATTTATCCTCGCCCATCTCATTCTTAGCTTGCTTCAGTTCTACATCATCCACCACCCCTGTCTCTGAGGCTTTGAACTCTAGCAAGCCCCACCCATCCTCAGTTTTTGCCCTGTCTCGCAGTTCTTTGAAGTGGTTGTGCCCCTTCGGAGTCCCGATAAAGAGACACCAGCCTTTTCTGTCTGTCAGGGCTGGTCTAACAATATCAGTCCATATCTTAGGGTTTTGGTCACCCACTTCGTCTACGATAACCCCATCAAAGTATTGCCCTCGCAAAGAATCAGGATTGTCTGAGCCATATAGCTGAATACGCCTACCCCAGAAGTCAACTCGTAACTCTGAGATGTTGTTAGTACCGCCTAGCGGAGTAGTGTATTTAACGAGGTAGTCCCAAGCCACACGCTTTGCTTGTCCATAGGTAGGCGCAATGTAGGCGTATCTAGGTGTTTCTTGCTCGTTTAGCACCGCCTCACGAATTATGTGATTAAGCGCAGCCACAGTCTTACCAAACCTACGATGTGCAACAACTACTGCAAAGCGTTTGCCTTCCAGTAACTCATGTATCTTTAGTTGGTGTTCCCTTGGCTTATAGGGAATTTCGATTACTTCGCCCATGTAACAACGTGCTGAATTGGTTGGTCAGAGTCGCCACTTATGGTTACTGAAGCCATGTCAGGCATTGATTTACGCAATAGTATCTCAATAGCCTTCATCCTTGTAGGACTTATCTCATCATCATTTACACCAAGTGCATGATTTTGCAAAACATTTAGTAATTGACTTACTTGAATCTTTTTGCGTACATCTTCCTGATGAAGTTTGTTTATTGGTCTTCCAGCCATTTTGTTTGACTCCTCTAGGGTTGGTCAAGGTTAAGTAATACTTTATTCTAACAGACTTGTAATCTCTTTGCGTTTTTCTTCGTCTAGCAAACCAGTTGCACCCAAAGGTAACGCTGGTGCAGCAAACATCTTATCGCCAAACTGCTTGAATAGCCGTGTCCGTTCTTCTGGAGTTTCGTAGAAGTAAATCTTATCAATCCCTTGGCTTTTCAGATAGTCAATAGACTTCTGAGGCGCATCTTTAGGAACAATAGCACCTTCAAACTCACTTACCTGTACTGCTCTTTGAGGCTTAATCTCAAAGTATTCAGTAGGCATTGATTTGACTTTGTTCATAAAAATCTGAACATCTGCCTTTAATGCCTCTGGAACATCTTTATAAATC